TCCGATCTGGGGAATGGCCATGCCCAAAATGCGCCAAAGTATCGTCCAGACCGCCGAACTGGCCATTGCAGTGGGAACCAACGCACCTGCCTACCCAGTCTGGCCGGAAGCCATCATTGCGCAAGCTGAAAAGGGCGGTAACGCTGTATCACTTGCTGGCGGTGTTGGCCTGTTCACCGATGGTGCTGGAACCGTCTACACCAACGGCGCTTTCTCAAACCTCTATCAGGCCATTGCTGGCGACGGCGGAGCGTTTCAGAAAGTTGAGCTTGACGGCTACGAAAACACCGCGATTGTCGGGACTCCTGGCCTTCGCGGCAAGCTTCGTGGCATGGTGGATACCACTGGGCGCCCACTGTTGGTTAGCGAGTCTAGCGGAGTTGGCCAGCCTCAGCAGTTCAATATCTGTGGAGTCCCTGCCAACTTTGCTTCGAACGGCTCGCTGCCGCTGGCTTCGGCCCTTGCGGTTGGTGGAGACTTCTCTCAAGCGGTCTATGCTATCCGTGAGGATATCAATTTCCGCGTGGCAATTGACGGAGTCATCACCGACAACACCAATGCCATCATCTATAACTTGACCCAACAGCGTATGGCGGCAATCATTATGTGGTTCCGCTTGGCTTGGCAGGTTCCTAACCCTCCAACCCTGTTGAGCCCTGGCAACACCGTCAACGCCTCTGATACGAACGTGGCCCGCAGCCCGTTCTTCAAGTTGGTAGCGTAGTCGATGGCACTTGACGCGACAATTGGCGGTGCAGCCGCTAACAGCTTTGTAACCCTGGCCGAGGCCAACGCCTACTTTGGCGACGCCTTGGGCGGTGAGGTCTGGCTCACGTTCTCCGAGTCCGACCGCAACAAGGCGTTGGTATCTGCTTGCCGCCAGTTGTCGCGCTTCAAGTTCCGTGGCACTCGCGAGACCGCCTCACAGGCTCTGCCCTGGCCGCGCCTCCTACAATGGGATGAGCAGTCAGAGCAGATCTACAACCGCATGCCGAGCGAAATCAAGGAAGCCAACTTTGAGGAGGCTCTCTCGCTCTTGCAACAGGGCTCTGCTGGCCAGGAGACACGCCAGCAGCTCCAACAACAGGGAGTGCTCAAGTTCCAAGCTGGCAACCTGTCTGAGGAGTTTGCCGCCGGCGCCGTTTCGTTCGGTGCTCCTGCCCTTACAAGCGCCCGTGCTCAAGCCCTATTGCTGCCGTTCATCCGCCAGACCGCCCAACGCACTCCCGTGCCAAATGGTTGGGTAGTCAATCGAGCTTACAATGATTGAGAGCTACACTGGCCAAACCGTTGAGGTCTCGCTCAGAGCAGGCCGCACGACCCAGGGCGAAGCTCAGTGGGGCGCTTGGGTCTCAATGAAGGCACGTTATCAGGCCCAACAGCGCCTTGTCACCGACGCGATCGGCGGGCAGGTGGTTGCCCAGGGCCTGCTGATGTTCTCGGGCGCACAGTCCTTAGCCGTTGGCGACCGCGTTCGCACTGGCGGCAAAATCTATCAGGTGATTGCTCTGCGAAAAATCCCAGGCCTGTACGGCAATACAGTCTACCAGGAGGCCGACATTGGATAGCGCGGCACTTCGTGAGAGACTCAAACAGCTTCCAGCCAAGGTAGCAGAGAAGGCCGTGCCTGCGCTCCGCTCAGTGGCTGAGCTCACGTTGTCTGCATCTCAGGCCGACTGCCCCAAATTGACGGGCGAGCTGGCAGCCAGTGGAGTTGTCGAGCCAGTTCCTGGCGGTTTTGCCGTGGTCTTCAAGGCTCCGCATGCTCTGATTGTGCACGAGCGCACCGACTTAGCGCACACGACAGGCCGAGCTAAGTTCTTAGAGACCAACTACCTCGAGCAGCTGCCTCAGTTACCTACCAAACTACTTCAAGCCGCGGAGGACGCAATTGCGGAGCTACGCTGACGACTTGTGCACCTACTTGCAGACCGTTGGCCGCGGCACTGTTGGCACCAACCTTTTCAGGATTCTCCCAGAAGATTGGGACCCTAGCCAGCTGGTGCGCGTGGTGACCGCGACTGCTGGGCCAGCTAGCACCCAGATGCTAGACCTGCCACGCGTTCAAATCACCTGCAGGTCAACAAGCTTTGCTGCGGCTGAGGCCGAGGCCCTGGCAATATTCGAGGCCTTGAACAGGATTGGGCCCATCATCATTGGGGGCGGGACACTGCTCCAAAGTTGCTACGCGGTCTCGAGCCCGTTCCATTTGGGCCAAGACTCGAGCGACTGCTGGCGTTTCGTTTGCAATTACCAACTAGAAATTCACAGAAAAACAACCTAGGAGGAACAGTCAAATGTCAATCGATGTAGTTTATAGCAAGGGCCTAAAACAGATGGCCATCGCCATTTATGACGGCACCAACTATGGCGCCAATATGTTCACCGAAGCGCCCGCAGGCTTGGACCGAGAGGAAGACGCGACTGATTTCCAGTTCCCTGGGGCCGACGTCATCAAGGTTCGAGGCAAGACCATCAAGGGCCTCAAGCTAAAGCTGAAGTTCAACGCCTTGGACCTGGTCATCTTGGCAAAACTGATGGGCAGCCAATACAGCCAGATCGGGACCAGTCCAAACCAGAAGACTCTGATTGACCGACGCACGACCGATAGCCCGCCCTACTTCCGCCTAACTGGCGTCGTCAGATACATTGGGCCCAACTTCCCGAACGGTGACTACCAGCTAAAAGCTTACTATTGCCAATTGGTGAGCCCGCCCAAAATCAACCACGAGACCGAGAAGGAGGCCGCCGTTGAACTTGAGGTCTACGCCTACGAGCGACCTGATGGCCTGTTCTACACCTGGGAGGCAAACGAGACAGCTTCTGCTCTTCCAACCGTGGCCGACATTGTTGCGCCAACCTTCGGAACCCCCAGCCCTGCAGCAGCTGCAACCGCTGTCGTGGTGACAGCTAACGTGACTGTCACCGCTAGCAAGGAAATTCAGTTTGTGCCTAACCAGTTCAAGCTTTATGCCTCTGTGAGCAGCGTTCTGACTCTGGTGCCTAGCGTAAACACTTACGACCGAGCAACGGGCGTGGTGACCATCAACCCGACCGCCAGTCTTGCAGCAGCGACTCTGCACACGCTCAAGGTCGAGGGAGTTAACGACCTTGAGGGCAACCCAATTGCCGCTCCCTACACCACCTCGTTCACGACCGCCTAATGTTGATGCCCGAGGTCACAGCTCAAGTCGGCAGCCTGGTTCTAGTCCTTCGCCCGAATGCTCGGGCATGGTATGGGCTGGAGCGGGCTACCGGCGAGAGCTTCCGCACTCACTGCGAGCTATTCCTCAGAGGCCGCACCGTTCGGCCCCAGTGCGATCTACTCTGGGCCTTGTCTGCGACCGACAGGGCCCAGAATCGCAACACCATTAACCTCACCGAGGCCGAGCGCCTCGAGCACCAACCGACGCCAGGCGAGTTCCTGGACTGCCTGCCTGCGCCAGGCTCCGAGCAATGGAACGACCTGCGCAACATTATCACTGACCTGCTGATTCAATCGGGCATAGCCGAGCCCAAGCCTGTGACAGAGGCGAAGGAACCAGCCCAAAGCCCCCCAGCGTAGCGCCGCCCCTGGAGAACTGGGGACGGCGCTACGCAATAGGCCGCAAGGTCTTCCAAATGAACTACAGCGAGTTTTGGGACTACACCTCAGAAGCGTGCTGGAACGAACTAATCAAACACCACAACGAGGGAAGGACGTGAGCAAATGCCCGATTTAGGCGAAGCGCGAATCCTGTATACCTCGGAGCAGTCTGGGTTTGATTCTGGGACAAATGCCGTTTTGGCTGGACTTGACCGAGCAGGGGCCAAGTCTAGTCAAGTGGCTGTCCAGATGGTTCAGGACTTTGCGCAGGCTAATGACGCCGTGCAGCTGGTGGGCGACACGGCCCAGACCACTGACACCCAGCTGGGTTTTCAAAATGCGCTAGAAAAAGGCAGCCAGGTCCTGGGCAAAATTGCGGACGTGGCTGGCAAGTTGGCCGCAGAGCTCAACCGAGCAGGTGACGCCGCAGACTCACTAGCCGACCGAGCCGCCGGCGCATTCGGAGAAGTGGGGACGAAGCTGCAAAGCTGGCTCAGCAACAAATTGTGCTTGGCTTTGACGGAGCAGAAGCCCTGACCGCCCTCCAAAAGCTGAACAACGTTGGACTAGAACCAACGCAACAAAACCTTACCAGGCTAGAGAATATCTCAGCCGTCACAACCAAGGGCATTGCTGAACTAGCAGGCAAGTTCGCCGAGCTGGACCGCAACGCAGACCCCAAGGCCGTCAAGGCTTTGATGAAGGAGCTTGGTGCCACCGCTGACCAGCTGGCCGCTCTGGGCGCCAAGACGGAAGCCGGAAAAGTTCTGACAGACACGGCCGAGCGAGCAGACGCCGCACGCCGAGCCTTATTAGCCTTTGCCGACACTGGCAAATTCGCTGGAGCCGCCGAGCGAGCCGCAGACGACACCCAGCGCCTAACCGGTGAGTTTGAGTTACTCAAGCGAGAAGTAGGCTCTGGCTCCATTGCTCTCCAAGACAAATTCTCGCCTGCCCTGCGTGACGTGGTTGGATTGTTGCGCAGTGTGAACCCAGAGCTAAAAGGGTTCATTGGCGGCGCCACACAGGTCACTGCGTCGGTTGCCTCACTTGGTCTTGGTGCGCTCGGAGCCGCCGCACAGGTCGCAATTCTGGCCAGCAATGCGCAGGCCGTTACGCTGGCAACTCGAGCTTGGGCTGGAGCTACCGCCGCCGCTGAGGTGGTCCTGGTGAGCTTGACCGGAACTCTGGGCGCCGTCCTCCTGGTTGTTGGAAGCTTCGCGATCGGAATTGCCGCCATGACGTTCGCGATTGAGCAGCAGACCAAGGCGACTGAAGAACTACTCAAAGTTGAGAATGAGCGAGCCGTTTCCCTCAATAAGAACAAGGACCTCGTAGGCCTCAACGCTGACGAGCTGGCCCGCATGGGCAAGACGAGCAAAGACGTTGCTGCAATCCTCGGCGGGCTTAACGACCAGGCCGAGGCCGCCCGCAACGCTGGCAACACCCAACTAGAAGCAAAGCTCAAAGCCCAGATTGAAACCGCCCAGCGCGCAAAAACAGAGCTGGCCGCCCAAGAAGCCACCAAGAAGCTCACGCCTCCAGACGACGTGAGCGCCAAGGAGCAACGCAAAGCAGACGCCGAGGCTAAGCGCCAAGCCGCTGAGGACAAGCGCAAGAAATCCGCCGATGATAAGGCTGCCGAGGCCGAGCGCAAAAACACGCTGGCGCAGGAACTGGCCGAGATTCGCCAGGCCGCAAATCAAAAGCAGATCACCAAGGCCCAGGAGATCGAGCAGCTGCGCGCGGTGATGGCTGCCGTGAGGGTCACCGTTGGCGAACGCCGAGCGATTGAACTCGAGATTAGTCGCCTGCAGGGTGCCATCGATGCTGAGCGCACGGCCGAGGCCAAACGCGAGGAAGCCAAAAGAACCGCCGAGGCAAAACGAGCAGCGGCCGAACGGGTGGCCGAACAGAGGAAGCAAGAGGCCGAGGCAAGACGCCAGGCCAAGGCCGCAAACGACCAGGCCGACGAAGCCAAGATCGATCAACTGGACAAGGCGAACATTGACGCCAGCCAAAAGATTCTAGACCTTGAGATTGGCGCACAGAAGCGGCTAGCGGAGGAAAAGAAAGCCAGCACCGTTGCCGAGATTGAGAAGCTGCTCAAAGAGAAAGAGCGCTTGTCTATTGTCGAGATTGAAGCCGAGCGCGATCGCCTAACCAAGAGCGCGACCAACCAAGACCTGGTGGCCGCTGCTGCTCAAGCTGCTGAACAAAAAATCAGACTGGCCCGAGCACAAACGACCGACCAACTCAAGGTCGAGACCGATCGCCAAGTCAAACTTCTGCAGGCCAAGCGCAAGGAAGAGGAGACCCCAGCCAAGCCCCCGCTAAAGTCTGCCTTCGCTGATGGAGCTTTTGGCGTGGCCGACCTCAGCGCACAGCTCGGCGAGAACTTTGGCGACAAAGCGGTGTTCGCGCGCATTGCTCAGATTAAGGCCGAGTCCAATAAAGCCGTGGTGGCCGTTGCTGCCGCGCCCGCTCGAGTCAGCGCCTCTGTTGTTCCTGCGGTCGCATCGACTCCAACCGCCACGCCTCAGCCGCTCACTGCACAGTCTATCGGTTCCGAGATTGCCAGCCAGTTGCGTGGAGTGCCGCTGCAAATCAACCTCAGCGTGACCACGCCCGACGGCGGAACCCAGACCCAGACCCTACGAGGAAGCGCCAGCGAGTTAGCTGCCGAGCGCCACACCTTCAATCCTAAATCTACGCCAGGGAGGCTCTAACAGTGGCTTACAATTGGCATGCCTGCACAATCTCAGACGCAAACGGCTCCAACCCAGTGCAGTTCTGGGATGCGAATTCACCTTACCCGCTCCCGTTGCCGCGCCAGGAATACACGATTTTTCCTCGTCGCACCCGACGCAGCACGACCGGCCCAGGCAGAAGAGTAATTCAACTGGTGGGCACGCGTCCCGAAGACCTAGACCTTGAAATTGAAATCCCGTTTGTCACGCCGCTACAACTGGCCGCCCTGAACGCCAAATACACACGCCTACCAGCCGAGCCTGTCCAGGTGACCTTTGACGGCGCCGAGACTAACTACCTAGCAGTTTTCCAGAGCCAGGGCATCGAGGCCGTGAACCACACGACTGGACCCGACCGCAAGAGATTGACTATCAGACTACACGTGATTGAGGTGCTTGTTTAATGGCTGCTCCAACTGATTCAGACCTAGCTTACTACGTTGGGGCCGATAGCAACCCAGACACTGGGGCCATTGGTGGAGCCATTGACCTGACGCCCGTCCTGGAGAGCACGCCGAACGTGCTTTTTTACAAGCCGGTCATCACCGCTTCAGCGCAGGTTCTTCGAGGCATTGCCTACCGCAAGAACGAGAGCACCGGCTCACTGCTTGCACCAAAGATGTGGAATCGAGCTGGGGGCCTCAAGAGCTCCGCCGGCGGAACCGTTCGGTTCTCTTCGTCGTCTGGCTCGGACACTGGCAAGGTTTGGGTCTGCTATCTGGTCAGTGGTGACTGGAACGTGGAAGAGGTCACCCTCAACGGCCTAAGCTGGGTGAGCGCCATCCAGCCAATGGACGCAGATAGCGACTACGCGTTTGTAAACGAACTTGGAATTCCAGTGGGCGACATCACCATGCAGGTTGCTTCGGCGACCCGATCCGTGATGCTGGCAACCGCTGGCGGAGTCAGAGGCAATTCGTTTGCTAGCACCCTCTTTGAACTCGCCGTTGCAACTGCGCTAGACACCGCCCTGAGTGCTGCCGACCGTGGCACCGACCCCACCGGAGTCACCGCCTTCTCGAATGCCTCGAGCGTGCCGGGCGAGGATAACGCGATCGCTCTGCCCGCTGACCTCACTGCCTCCAAGTATGTGGGTTATTGTGGCCGCCTGAACTTGCCAGCGAACTTCCCTCGCCCGTATGGAGGGCAACTAGTCGCAGACTTCGATCTGATTGGCGAGCCTGTTGCTTAGTCCACGCCAGGCAGTCTGTGAGGTCTTCCGGCCCAGCAGCTCACCACGTCAGGCCAGCAGCTGGCTACGCTCGTTTGAGAGTCCACGCCAGGCAGCCTGTGAAGTATACGCACCCAAAAGCTCGCCTCGAGCCGCCACGTGTGACCTTGAGACTCAGCTGTTCCACAGCATTTGGACCGCAGCAGCCAGCACGACTTGGGGCACGAGTCAAAAGCTAGTCCCTCAACCTGTGTTCACCTTGACCTTTGGCGGTACCGACATCACCGAGCACGTGGTCAGTCTAAAACAATCGAGACCTTTTAACGGGCGCAACACGCTAGACCTGACCATCAATCTTTACACCGCCCCCGACCTGTGCCCGCCTGGCTATGGTGACTACGCTGGCCAAGTGCGACAGCACAAGATTGGTGAGCAGGCTCCTGAGTTTGAACTCAAAATCACAGTGGCCGACCAGTCGCGATTTACCTACTACCTGCCAGGCCAACCCAGCACGAACGGGGACTTGCTGACCTGGAAGTGTGTGGACGTGAGCAGCTCGCTGGCCGCAGACGGTGCCTCCATGTCTGACATCATTCGTGAGGCTGGCAACTATCGCACTGCCCATGACGTGATGAAGGAAATCGCAAGCGACTCAGGCCTAGCCCTGGCCTGCGAGTTCCCTGACTACCAGATCAACGAATTCAGACGCGGAGGCGGCAACAAGTTGAACTGGCTGGACGAGCTAGGGAAGCAGATGCAAGCCTTCCGCCGGCCATGGCGCAAAGGGCTCAAATACCAGTCCTACCCTGGCAAGCTTGCGGCGCCGCGCTGGCAATTCGTTGACGAAAAGAATATTGAGGACCTGACCCTAGAAGAGGCCGAGCGCCCCCGCAACCAGTTCAAGGCTAGCCGCATGCTGGCTGTGACCGGAGTGGCCGGCGAGAAAGATGGCACTGGCCCCAATGTGGTTGGCCGCCAGTCTGTGGACCTCGAGACGCCTAGCAAGTATGCCAACGTGCAAGTCCTCAAGGTTGTCAACGGTGGCCTGGTTGACCTGGTTTGGAAAGGCCAAGATGGTGAGGTCTTAAGCAGTGGCCCACCTGTCTACTCTGGCCCGCAGAAGGCTTACAAACTTGAATTCACCTACTTGCCCTCGATTGTCAACTTTGCCTGGGTGCCCCACTATGAGCTGCTAATCAGGGGCGGACAGACGCCAGCAGCACAAGACGAGCCCTTTGACTTCGAGGTGACGGACAGCGCTTCAGTGGCTGCCGTTGGCTTGAATCCTGAGTCTGGCAACCTGGAGAGCACTATTCTGTATAAACCTGAGGACGTCCTGAAAGCCGTGCAGGCCGCCCTAGCAGCCTCGGTCATTCGGGCCTGGCACAGCAATTTAAAGACGGCGTATCTCAACCCAGAGGTTGACCCCGGCGACGTGTGCAGCGTGACCGACGCAGCGACCCGCCAGACCGGCAGGCTTTGGTTTATTGACAATGTTGAGGACGAGTTTGCTGAGGACCAGTCTTGGACCCAGACGCTCAAACTGGTTGGCCCCGATGAATAGTCGAGACTTACAACGCGAGATTGGCCAACAGATTCAAGCCGCCAACCGTGAGGCCGCCGCAAACCGATCGGCCAAAATCACAGGGCGGAACGAGGACACAGGAGGCTATGACGTTGAGTTTTCAGATGGCACGACAAGTTCTAGCCTTGGCTCTATTACTCGCGACAAGTGGCGAACTGGCGACTGGGTTACCATCGAGCGCTCTGGTTCACGCTGGCAGATTGTGGGGGCTTCAGTCAGTGCCGCAGGTTAACGTTGATATCATCCTGCCTGCCCGTAAACCACAGGGCCCAAGCGCTCGAGACGTCCAAGGGGCCATTGCTGGTGCTATCGCTGGCGGTCTACTTCCAGACTATGAACAGTGGACAATCGTCACGAACAACAATGATGGGACCTCCGATATCAAGCGCCCTGGTCGAACCTTCTCCCGAGCTGGAGCCCTGCACCCACGAGCTCGCAAATGGCTGAAAGCTGGAGACGTGGTTTTGTGCGGCTACTACGACCGCGACCGAGCACGCCCATACATCAAGTCGGACGGCCCTGCAGGTTCACAGATTGAGGCTGGACCAAGACCGCGCCTGTCAGGTCTATGGCCACAGTGGGAAGGTTCGCCAGAACTGGCACTGCAACCGGGAGACGCAGGCAAGGCTTTTGTGCCAGGGTTTGCCCAGTGGGTAGCCGACCAAAGCCAGTTCCTTCCAGGATTCCACTTCCCAATTATTTGGAGCAGCCCGATTCTATGGCCGAGCAAAGACAACACTGGCCAACGAATGGCCCTTGCCGTTATCACCGCAGATAGTGACGCAGAGGGAGCGCCCCTGAGTTTGTGGCTTGAGGTTTGGGGACCTGACGCAACCGACCCTTATCTAATCTTGCTCAATAGCACCCGCCTGGCTGGCTACCCCGCCTTGGGAGTCCATGGCACGGCGCTTAAATTAGGCACAACCTACGATTGGGGCGGCGAGTTCATGCCCTGCAAATTGCACTACCTGCCCTCAACAGACCAACTGCTAGTGCTCGGGCCTGCCTGGGACACAGACGGACGCAATGAGGCCTTTCTGTGTTCGTCTTCGGGGGCACTGGTTAAAAAGTCGGTGCCTGGGCTCAACGTTGCCGCGACCGTGGCCCCGTATGCGATAGTCACCGGACAGTGGGCTAATCAAAGGTCCGTCAACTACGCGACAAACGCACTCGTGGAGGCCGACGAACTGTCTCGCATTATCCGTGGATACGTTATGAACTCGCAGGGAGAATACAAAGAGAAGTGGAGTTTGGACCCCTTTAGCTTGCTACCAAGTGGCGCAGGCATCCAAATTCTCAAGCCCACCAACACGCGAGCAAGCGGACGAAATGACCGCCGCTGGCCCTATTGCACTTCAGAGAACGTTGTAGCCATTCAGCTTAGCTCCGCGACGGGGATAGTAGGCACGGGGCAGCAAGAAATTAACTACTCCACGGTCGGAAGCCCCGATCTGATTATTGACAGCTACCTGTGGTCGGACGCGGCAACGAAATGCTTTACCTTTTGCTCCTTTCTTGTGGCACTGCTGGACGCCGAAACTGGAGTCTACAAGCATCAATTTTTCGACTACGTAAACGGCTCAAACAATAGACTGGTTGAGGATGCCACCTTTGGGCTAACGGAATTTGGCCTGCCAGAAGGTGAGTCTACGCTGACTCAGACCTATACTGGCTGGTATCCCGAGGACGTGGACCGAACCCCCGAGACAATCAGAGAATTTGTAGCCACTACGCACACCGCCAACTCTCTGCGCGAGGACCTAAGCTGGCCAGACTACAACACCATGGGGGCTATGCCTCTGACTTTCCCCCTGGCGAGCCACAACAACCAGGTTGGGTTTGGAGCCACTAAGTGGGGAAGCGGAGGCACACAGACTACCGTGAGGCCCGCAACAGGCTCGGACCCCCCCAGCACATACGGCAGACGCTACCTGGCAGCAGGAGGCGGAGGCTTTGTGAACACGTCTCAATATGGCTTTAATCCTGGCTATACTGTCGGCACAGGCGCGGGGAGCGAGCAGCCAGTCAACACGTTGGGAGGCTGTTTCGACAAGCAGAAATCTTATTATGCCGAGTATACGATGCCTTGGATTTACCCCAGAGGCGGGCCAGACTGTTCGGCATATGGCAATAACTTCGTTGCTGGGACCTATGAGGTGCCATTTGATGGCTACATTGGCGCCACGTTCAACAGCATCACCTACGACCAGTTGATTTGCGGAAAAGTGGACCAGCACTTCCGCACCTACCTAGTTAAAATCCCGAAGAACCCGACCGAGGCAGGCTGGCTCGCTGGAGTGAAAATTGAAGCCAGCCAATCTTGGGACGTTGGGACGATAAATTCCGAAGCCGAGTATCCGCTAACGCTGGCTCATCCCCGTTCATGCCTGGAACAACGGTGGGCAATGGCGGCACAGGTGAGCGAGCCGGGAGTCAGGATTAGGGGACTGCTGTTCTGCTTGTGCGACAAGCGCACTGAGCTAGCGCAGGAATCTAGGCCGGTCCTTGAGGTTCGGGACGCGGATACTCTGGAGTTCATCCTAGACGTTGAGCTATGCCTAGACGACGTAGCCACGAGCACAGACGCGGACTCTGATACCTACCCCAGCACGGTGGCAATTGAAGGCCGATACCTCTACGACTCACGAGGTTTTGGCAAACCCCAAATGCGCTGCACCATTGACGCGACGGTGGCCGGAGAGTTTGGAGAGGGCGGAGCTGCCTGCCATATCGCCATCTATCACAGCGATAGACGCGACCCGGGGGCGGTAGTTGTGCAACGTGTGCACACGATTGTGTTTGGAGACGCGGACGTGTCGGCCTACTCACACACAATCACCGAGGCAGCGACTTACCCGACGCCAGAGGTTTTCCAGGTGCCACAAACATTCGACTACTGGGCACAGGGCCTGGGCGGAAGAGCGTTCTACCGTGAGGGCAATGTTTACTCAAGTCAAACAATCTAGAAAGCGAAGGTGAACAATGGCGACATTAGACTTCTACAAATCGGACGGGACCCAGGTGAAGGTAAGCCTGGCAGACGACCCGGCAAACCCTGGGCAGTATCTGCCTAAGAGCAACGGCGATCTGTTGCTAGGCACCCCAGGCACCAGCGAGCCTGCTCACGCGGGAGGCAGCACGGGCTTAATTGGCTGGCTGCGGGATATCCTGGCTAAGATTGCGGCTTTTGGGACTTCTTCGGCACCTAGTGCTGATGTGCTTTCTGTGCAGTATCCTACCTCCTACGTTAGCAAGGCAACGTTAGGGGCTCTAAACGCGGCTTTGACCGTGGATACTCTTGGGGCGGCGCAGATTGTTTTCCACTTCCCCCAGTCGACAGGCTCTCTCGTTGTTATCGAGGGGCAAAACAGCAATGCCACCACCCCGGTTTGGGAGCCGATGAAATTCCTGCGGCCATCCCCTGTTGAGGTTGTCACCAACCTAAATTATTCGGGGAGTGGGCAGTCATTTGCGTCGGGGGCCATAATTATAGTCAGCTGTGCTGGGTTCACCCAGATCCGCTGCCGAGTTAGCACTCACTATTCCAGTTTTGAGGTTCTAGCCAGTCGCCTGTTTAATCCTGGCCTAAACCATGTTTTTTGCGAACTCAGTAACCAGACTACTATTCCAGTTTCCGTCCAAGACAATCCAGCACAATACTACACCGACACCACGACTCCGTTAGGAGCTAATGCAACCTTCACAGGTTCAACTCGCACGATGGCGGTGGGAAATAATAAATTCACGGCAAATTTTTACACTGAAACCATCCCCTCCAGTCAGTCGTCGTGCACGGTGCAGTCTTCGCATGATTTGGGATGGGGGTATGCCCTGGCCGCGCCTACGGTGCAGGCTTCTCCTGTTAGCACAATCAGTGTGGAGCGCACAGCCCCATACTACAGGATTCACATTGTTCAGTCGGCGACTGCCGCCACATACACCCGCATTCTATCCAGCCAGACCCCAGCATAAAGGAGCCATCATGCCGACATTCAGACCAGAAAAACAACACCACATAGCCGCAGACGGCACCGTATTCCAGGCCGCATGCTACAGCCCAGACTACGATTGGAGCCAGCATGTTAGCGAAGAAGTAAAGTCCTCGCTGGGCGACGTGCCTCCCGACTACGATTGGACCCAACATGTGAGCGTCGAGACTCGCGAGGACGTGCGGCAGAAATGCTGTGCACAAGCCGGGGCCGACGCCCTTGCCTACGCCAAAGCCCTTGGCGACGCCATTACAGAGGACGGCGACGCCTTTATCGAGGCCCAGGAATTGCACGACGGTGTTTCCAACCGCTACGACGACGCGCCGACAGATACAGCCAAACGGGCTCGCAAGTTGTTTTCCGAGGCCGAAAAAGCCAAACCGGCCACCTACGCTGAGAAATTGGCTGTGCAGTCCGTCCTATCCGAGAATCCGAAACTCAAAACAAAAGACGCCCTAGCTGCAGCTAGAGCAAAGATGGGAGAATAGACATGTTATCAAATCTACGCCGAGCTGCTGGGCTCATAATTCTCCTTATTCTGACCACCATGGCGGCGGTCGAACGTCCCAAAGACGGTGAGGCTAAAAAAGCTGAGGCCATCGAAGCCCTCAACCAACTCGACGACGTTGCCACCAAGGCCATGGGGCTACCCGACTACGTCTGCCAGCTGGTGTCTGACGTCCTCAAGGTCTTTGCGCCTACGCTCATAGACCTGCTCGTCAAGACCGAAAAGAAGTCGGGCCTCTTGGGAAACTCAGACGGCTAATCAGTGAGGCTGAGGAACGGCTAATCTTGGCGGCGATAGGGCCCCTGTTGCGCAACCTGCCAAAGGCGCCCTATCGTTTTCCGGACTCGCTGCAACTAAGTCAAGACCACTGGTTAGCCACCAAACCCAGGGGAGAACTCCCCGAACTCCCGCCGTTGGGAGTGCACCCCGAACCACCACAGGCCCCGTCAGATGATTCGCATCTACGGGGCCTGATTCGTAGCATGAGGAGGCCCACCGAATGAGGGAATACATCTTGGCGCAGGCGAGCGACGCCGTGAACAATAGCGACCAGTCAGGCTGGCGACTAGGAGCCCTGGCAGCTGTTTGGGCCGTAGTCCAGACCAAGTTCCAAGGCTTCGCAGTGTCTGACGCGTTGGTGTGGATGTCCCTGCTCTGGGCTGCTGATTTTGCCTTGGGCTCTATGGTGGCTCTGCGCGACAGTTGGAGCGGTGGCCCGAACCGCTGGGCTCCAAGCCGAGTAGCCAAATCAGTTGCAAAATGGGCCGCGTGGTTCGTTGTGCTTGCCCTGACTCACGCTGTTCGCCAGCAGGGGTTTGGTCCAATCAGCACTTGTGTCGAGGCTGCGATTCTGCTCAGTGAGGCCACGAGCGTGATCCGCAATGCGGGCATACTCACTGGCCGCCCCTGGGTTTCCAAGTTCGCAAGCGGGCTCGAGCGACTTGAGCAAGCCGCCGCTGACCGAGCCGAGGAAGCTCTGGACAAAATCTGAGCCAATGGCAGAGCAAGCCAGTGAACCGCCGGCGACTCCGGCAACAGTGCCCAGTCCATTGCTCCCGATCTAAACCTGGGGCTTCTTTACGAATACTGAACAGCTTCCGTGAGGAACATATCCAGCTTTGTCTAGGGCTCCGCGAAGCGCTACGGTTTTCCCGGCGACATTGTCCTTTAAATTTCCGTCTTCGTCTTGCTCCAGGTATCCAAGGCTCTTGCCGTTGTAGCCTACATATATTCTGGTGTATTCGCCCTTTTCCCACAGCTTACCATCGAAACCTGATTGCTTTAGAGCGGCCTTAATTTCCTCAAAGTTTTCCATCGTCTTTGCTCTCCGTTCGTTTGTCGGGCGCTGCCCGCACCTATTTATAACATCATCCAAGGCGGGCGCCAATTATAATTTTGAGCCAGGTTTTCAATCGGTATTGACCGCCATCGTCTGGCGTGCTAATCTCTTCAAGCGCGCTCTCGATTCCCGGAGCAATCCGGGCCCAATTGAAGCCGACTCTACATTGACCGCCGCAAGGCGTTGAGCAAATAGCCTTGGCGAGCGCGCAACTAGCCAGGACCTTACTCTCCGTTCGTTCCTGGGCGTAAACTCGGGCCCAACTTCTCCGGATGTTGGGGGCTGCACAGGCTAAGCTGAGTGTCGTAAAAGAGCCCCCGTTAGTTCGGGGGCTCTTTTCATTGGGTCCAGTTTATCAAGCGCGGATCGTGCCCAAAGGCTTCATAATTCGCCACCGGTTCTGGCGTGGCGTCGTATCCGACCAGGATGGAAACGTAGCCCTGGAACTCGGTGAGCCATCTGAGACCGGGTTCCAGGTGCCAGCCGAACTGGCTGTCGATGGGCTGACCGATTACTCTTGCATGTAGTAGCATCTTTTTTGTTCTCCGTTCGTTCTTGGCGGTTTGCCCGCACCCATAGAATAGCTCATGCCTAGGCGGGCGCCAATTACAAAAAGCGCAAGGTTTTACACTCGCGCCTTGGACTATCACGGTGGCCGGTTGGGATTTACCTTTCATGGCGACCGCGAATCCTCCAGAACCAGGTGGCGAAGGTATCCGCTTCCGCCAAGCGCCAGAACCCTGGCGTGCAAATCGGCCGGAAGGTTGACCTCCACAACTTTCATGCGCGGGCTGCGGCTATACGCAATCCGAACTGGTTGCTCTCTGTCTGAATCTTTGGCAACCAGCTGGCGAAGGTATCCGCTCCCGCCGCGCCTGGCAACCAGTTCGGCCGCCGACGCTGGGAGGCGTGCCTTAAGCGGTTTTGTCTGGACGCGCTGGCCCGCTTTGGGTCGGCCGGGCCGCATTATGGTTCCTCTTCGGTTGCTAGCTCCAGCAGGGCTGGCAACATTGGAATCAACCATGGTCCGTTCGAATCTCCGACCACGGCGTATTCTCCATCGTGGTGCACCAGGATGCTATTAAAGCAGTCATTAAAGTCACCTAAGACTTCATAGCCTTCCGTTTCAGCCGCCTGAACTGGAGTTTCATTAGCATAGCCTATGGCTTCACCTAAGCCTCGAGCATTTCCGATGTCATACATTTCTTTAAGAATTTCCGCACCGTGGTATCGTCCGAGCTTGTAGTGCTCCACCACCTCTTCGACTTTGCTGTATTCGTATTGCTCTAAATCTTGATCTAGGCTCATCTTAGCAAACCACCCCAGCTTTAAATCGTTTCAGGAATAAAGCTTTACCTTGCTCCCATGTTGCCGAATCGACTTCTTCTATTGAAGATGCTGCAGCCTCAATAGCCTGTTCAACTGTTTCGCATTTTTCGTCAAGCGCAAAATGAGAATCGATTCGGCTGGCAATCATTTCTACTTGTTTCTGATGTTCATTCATCGTCTTTGCTCTCCGTTCGTTTGTCGGGCGCTGCCCGCACCTATTTATAACATCATCCAAGGCGGGCGCCAATTATAATTTTGAGCCAGGTTTTCAATCGGTAGACCGCCATCGTCTGGCGTGCTAGAGTCCAGTGTCCAGAATGCGGCCGAACTGGCGGCAAACACGCCGCCTATTGCTCACGCTTCGACGAGCCAGACGCGGAGCCTGAGCACAAACCACCCGACAAACACGCAGCGGCCAAAGCTTACTTTGATGAGATGGAACGCAAATCGAAAGGAAATTGACATGGAAAAAGCATTTTTGAGACTCACGCCGGGGCAGGCAAAAAACGCTCAAGGCCTGATTCTCTTTAGGTTGGCCCTGTGGGTTGGCACGAAAGAGATTGACAAAGTGACTGCCGTAAGCGGCCAACCAGGACTGCAAGAACTCGTTAGAGCCGCAGACCGCGAACCCAGCTCGGGCAAGCCAATCGGCGAAGGTGTTTATTTGCTCGGAGATCCCGACGCTACCAACCGAGTCAACTGGGCGTCGAGAATTGGCCAGTATGTGGGCTCGTTTGGCCGCGGCCTGGGCCCGGTCTGGATTGGCATCCACGCGCCGCCCGGCAACCCGCTTGGAATCCGAACTCACGATTATGGCATCCACCAGGATGATAACCAGAGCAGCAGCCCCGGGACGCTTGGCTGTGTCGGCATTCAAGGACAGAAGGGCGATGCCGATTACACCCGCCTTTCGCAGGTCGTGGGCTGGTTCGAGCGCTACGACGTCCAAAAGTTTGTTGTCGATTTTGGCTTGGGCACGGTCTACAAGCCCGGAGCCAAGCCCTAAAGTTGGTCCCTGAGTCCCTCCTGTTGCCCTCGGTTTCGGCCGGGGGCTTTTTTTTATTTGGCGGATAATATTTTACTATTCCGAAAAGAAAGTAAAGGTTCGATCCGTTTTCGATTGACAGTGTTTCCTTTTGGGTCTATATAATACTTCCAGGCAAGAAACATTTTGCCACCAGGAAGGTTTGTATATGTTTCCTCAAGAGAACGAATTAAAACTAGGTTTGCTTCCCGGGCTCAAGCCCGTAAGAGAAGCTTCTGGAATTAGTGCAGTAAATTTGGCTCAGTCAATTTCTGTAACACATTCCTACCTTTCCCGAGTGCAAGCCTGCGACCAGGCTTGTAGCATCGAAACCCTTGATAAGCTAGCCAAAGCGCTTCTCTGCCGCGTTGATGACCTCATGTATGTTCCAAACGAGACCAGACTCGCAGAAATCCGCATTGCTCACCTAAAGCGCGACCTCTACAACGCCGAGGCCGAGCTGGCCAAGCTTTTGACCGGTGGCGTCTCGACTGTGGCAGTCAACAAGCGGCTTTCGGAAATGCGACTGGCTAGCTTGCGCGACCAAGCCAAGCAGGAGCAAGACCGCCTCGAGCACCTCCAATTCCTGGAGGTCTGCGGCGAGACTGAGGAGGCGGCGTAGATGAGCATTTCACCGCCCAGCCCCCAAGAAATCGAAGCCGCCATCAAGCGCAACACTACCCGGCTCAAACGAGCCCAGACCGCATTCCGAAAGAACCCAAACTTTGCCAACGACGAGAAGGTTCACGAGGCACAGTCTGACCTCAACTCGTGGCTGAGTTTCAAAAATCCAATCAAGGTCGGGCCCAATTTGCAGCTAGTAAATGGACGCCTGATCAGGACGGAGGCGGCATGAGCCTAGATTTAACTTTTGTGCAGGAGTTCTTTGCGCCACTCCCAGAGGAGTCCGGCCCCGACCTAGACTAGTCCGAAACGCAGGCGAAAGCCGTAAGTAGCAAAGCTCAATTCAGCGACCGGACCGACTCCACTACTTAAGGAGATTGTATGAAGTTCACCATTGTTGGCTGCTCAGCCAAAAAGCACACCGATTCAGCGCCTGCCGAGCAATTCTACCAGGGTCAGCTGTTCCAGGTTGCCGTCAAATACTGCAAGACTAACGGCCGAGAGTGGAACATCATCTCGGCTAAACAGGGACTGGTCTTACCGCATTGGAGAATTCACCCCTACGACCTGAAGATTTCCGAGCTTACCGAAGCTGAGCGCTATTACCTGATTACTCGAGTGCGCTTTGCGCTCAACTCTCGCGTTTCGTTCAGAGATACGCTCGAGCTGCTTTGCGGTCGGGACTACTGTGCGGTCATCGAAGAGGCAGCTGCTGGACGTTGGCAGATTAGCCGCCCAATGCAAGGCCTAGGAATCGGCTATCAGTTGCAGTGGCTCAAGGCCAATGCTAAGGAGGCCGCGTGAGCCTACCAACTCAAGACCGCTTACCACCTCAAGACCGTTTCCGAGCCAGGCCAACTCCTCCAAGCTATTGGCGACCTGTTGAAAGCAGGCTTGACGGGACCGCCTACGTCAGAAGATGGAACGGCGTCAAATTTGTTGTGATTGTGTCCTATCACCTTTGGAGCCCAATGTCCGAGTGGTGGCCGCTACCTGATTTCACTAGGGGGTCTGGTTCAATATGAGTTATGTGATTTCTATATGGGTTACCGGGCGCCCTTACGTCCGGCCTGGGCGGTTAGCTTAGGCACTGGTAAAGCAGACGTCGGGCACGTCGTCATGGTCGCTGGTTCGAACCCAGCACCGCCCACCGATTCCCCCAAAAAACAACAGGCCTAGCTACTGCTATGCCACGAGAGGACCAAAATGGACGCACTAAAGGCCAAGTTGCCTGGAGCCAGCGCACTTGCCAAACAGAAGATGCAACTCCAATTCAAGCACTACGCACCTGCTGGAAAAGAATTCACGGGTATTTGTTACGACGAGGCCCTGCTGGCCGAAACGCCTGAAGAGAAGCTTGAGCAAGTCCTGGACGTCATCAACTACGCCACGATTTGGGCCGCCCAACTCATGTTGGCAATCGAAGAACAGCAGCGAGCCGCCTGGGACCCAACCCACCCCGATCACGTTGGCCCGACCTACGGGGGGCGCTAGTGAGCGTTTACCGCCCCATCACCGACGTCTGGATGTTAGCCCGCTCCAAGACCAAATACTATGGGGCTTACCCCTGCGGATTCCTGGGCCGAGCCCGCGACCTGCTAGGCGTTGGGCCCACCTGCAAAGTTCTGCACGTCTGCAGCGGCAAGCTACACGACTACCCGAGCGACTGGCGCGGCTACCCTGGGCCGGGACTGTCTGATTTCACCTTGGACTGTGACCAACGTCTAGACCCCGACCTTTGCTGTGACGTCAGAAACGGCATCCCGCTCTGCCATGTCCCGAGACCAAGCCCAGAGAGCGACCAGCTTGCACCCTGGGACGCGATTCTTTGCGATCCGCCTTACTCGCCTGAAGACGCCAAGCACTACCAGTCAGGCTCTGAACTCTACCCCGAACCTCAGAAGCTCCTAGCCGACTGCCTCAAGGCCGTCAAGCCTGGTGGCAAGGTCGGTTTCTTGCACTACATCTTGCCCCGGCCCCCCAAGGGTGCCCAGCTGGTGGCCTGCGTGGCCGTCGTCGTCGGATTCGGCAACCGTGGCCGCCTTTATTCAGTATTCGAGAGGAGATACGAACAATGAACTGCCCAGGAACACACAACTGCAAGCAACCCTGTTCGGGCTGGATTTACAGCTGTAAGGCTGCAATGTCTGCCGTTGAGCAGCTGAGCCAGGAAACGGAAATCGGCATTCGACTGGCCCGCATCCTGTATCGGGACGGCATAACGACCGCCAAGCAACTCCTGGAGGCCAGCAGCGTTCGACTGATGTCTTTGAACGGCATTGGTGCCCAGGGTATGGCCAAGCTCGAGCTATGGCGGTACGGCCGATGACCTACTTGCAAGCGCTCTGCGCCTTTCTGACGACCTTCTGCAAAGAGGGCGACCTTGAACACTACGCCGCCGCCCAATGGGGTTGGGGACCTGGTGAGACTTCACTGGCACTCGACACCCTTCACCGCCTTGGCTACGCCTACAAGGCTTGCAACGGCGACTGGACTCTAACCGCCCTTGGTGCTTCGAACACTGGGGGCCAGCGTGCATAAGCCGCGGCACACCCCTTGGGGCTCCTGGGTCCGAGACCAACGCAAGGCCGCCAAGATGAGCAAGCGTGACCTAGCCCAGGCCTGCGAGATTGACGCCAGCCTCATCACCCTTATCGAGCGCGATGGCCACGTTCCGCGCCGACCTGTTGCCCTCCGGATCGGGGAGGCCTTTGGCAGCCCAGAGCTTGGCCTTGTCATGGCCGGTTATGTGCCTGTCCGATTCGCCCAAACACTAGCGCGGCTAGTCCGCCAGTCTCAATAGTTGTTGCCTGCCCCCGAGGGAGGGCCTTAGCCCCGACCGCGCCGCCGATGGTTGAGGTTCTCCCTAGGGCGCAAGCCAGCCAAACAAACGAGGAGCCCACACGATGCAATCACTATTCCCAGTATCCCAGGCACCCAGCGCGCTGCCGAACCGAATGACATTCGAACAAAAGTTGGTCTACTGCAAGCAACTTGCGCCCGCTGACCTGTTGCCAAAATCCTACCGCGACAAGCCGGGCAACGTCCTGTTGGCGGTGGAGTTTGGGGAGAGCCTAGGCCTTGCGCCCGTACAGGCTATCCAACAACTGCACGTCATTGAGGGCCAACCGACCTGCAAGCCGAGCCTGATGGTCTCACTTGTTCGCCGAGCTGGCCACACATTCCGCATTGCCGTCGTCTATGACGAGAAGGACAAGGTCAAGACTAACCCGATCGCAATTGCTCAGATTTGGCGGAGCGACGACCCAAAGTTCGAGTATAGAAGTGAGTGGACTCTGGCTCGAGCTGCGACAGCTGGCCTGTCTAAGCGCGATATGTGGCTCAAATACCCACAGGCTATGCTCAAAGCGCGTGCCACCTCCGAGGTTTGCCGCGATGCGTGCCCAGAGGCCCTTTGCGGAGTGCTTTACACGCCAGAGGAGTTGGGTGCCGAGATAGTCACCGAAGACGGCGACCTGGTTACTGTTGGCCGAGCTTCCAAGATGAAGGACATCAAGCCTGATTCTGTGACCGTGTTCAAACCTGCTGAGCCAGTCAAAGTTGAGGCGGTCGAGGCCGAGCCAGTTGAAGAGGCCCAAGTCATTGAGACCCCGGCTAAGGTTGAACCATCTGCGGAGCGTTTGGCCTTGGAGAAGCGAGCACAGGACAACCTTCGCGCTATCGGCTGCAAGTCTATGAATGACGCGGTTAACCTGGTGGTTCTTCACTGCGCTTACACCGCCGGCGAAGTGGTGGTTGATAACAAGCTGAACTGGTCCGCCATCGATGACAAGGGCCTTTTGACATTGGCCGAGCTGCAACCAGCCAAGCCAGCGCCTGAACCTGATTGTGCGCAAGAGGCCCAGGTTTCCAAGGCTATCGACGTAGTTGCCCAGATAGATAGAGAATTGGATGAGCAGAACGCAGCTAAACAGCTAGCCACTGCCCGCCGAGCAATCCAAATGATGCTTGTTGCCAAAGGCTTGGGTGAGCCCGCCAAAATCGTTGAGTATGTTCAGGCCCTGGGCGTCCCGCTCGAGCTGAACGCTGATGGTCTACCCGCCCTCGAAAAGCTCACGCTCGAGCAGCTAGTGCAGATTCGGGACGGTGCAGCGCAATGATTCACCCGTTCATTGATGAGGCCATCAAGGCCCAAAAAGCCAAAGGCATTGAAACCGACAACAACCTTGACGTGACCGATATTGAGCTAGTTGTGCACGAGAACAACCGGAGCAACTACAGGGCTCACCTAGGCCCAAAGAAGTCTGTGGCACTGGACAGGGTTGGCCAATGGATTGACCAGTGGAAGGGCACCATTTACGGAGGCACGAGCACAGCCGCCGAGGTTGGGACTCGAGTTCACAACGCCATCAACTGCATACTGCAAGGCAAGGCCGAGGCCGCAGCCTATCAACTTGAGGGCGGTGAGGATGAACACTGTTTTGACCTGTTCCTAAACTGGTTTCAGAAAAACTGGTTCATGAAAACCTTGGCCACAGAGGCCACTGTTTGGCACTTGGGGCTTGGCATTGCTGGCACCCTAGACTTGCTGATGGCCAACCAGCAGTATGACCAACAAATCACGCTCATCGACTTCAAGACGACCAACAATATGGTGCGCAAATATCCACTGCAACTCTATCTCTACGCCTTCTGCTTGGCACAAATTGGAATCAACGTGGGGCGTGCTGTCATCGTCTCACTTCCAAAGCCCTCGCAAGGCAGCCAGTGGAGCGAGCTGGTGCTGTGGGATGACCGGTTCCCCGAGACGATGGCCCGACGTAACCAACTGGCCGCCGTGTGCGCTCACATTGCCTGTCTGCGGAACAGTTGGGACGCCATCGACCAGATACTGCGGGACGAACCGCCTTCTGATGCAGCCAAGCTGATTGAAGAGAGCAGCATCTTCATTGACCCCAAGGCCCAAAAAAAACCACGCCCCAAACGACCTGCCCAAACTGTGGCGCTAGCGTAGACGTCACCAAAAAGCCGTTTGTGTTCCTTTGTCCACCCTGTGCCGCCGATCGGTGGCGCCTAGATGACGAGCATATGAAGCTCGCAAGAAAGTGAGAATCTAAATGTCCAACCTTAACCAAACCATATTCATTGGCCGCGTGGTCGCACCGCCCGAGCTGCGATACACGCCAACCGGAAAGGCCGTTGCAAACTTTGACATAGCCGTGAACCGACGTGCCAAGCTTGGCGAGAAAAGCAGTGAGGCAGACTTCATCCCCGTTGTTGTGTGGGAGAAGCTGGCTGAGATTTGCAACGAGTATTTGACGAAGGGCAAAATGGTCTGCATCCAAGGAGCCCTGCGAACCCGCACCTACGAGAAGGACGGTCAGAAGCGCAAGGCCTTCGAAATCCTGTGCAACGAGATGACGATGTTAGGCAGCCCTGGCGAGAAGTCGGACCAGCCGACCAAGCCCGCCCAACCGCAGCGACCAGCCGAAACCAACTCCTGGGGAACCTTCCCTGATGGTGGTGTGGGCCTTGAGGATATTCCTTTCTAGTGGTCACCGTCGTCGGGTATACCGGCCCCCGCAGACGCGGCCGCCCTTCGTTTGGGCCTGGGCACATCCCGGCCGGAGCTCCGCGAGAGGAGCCAACCGAGGGACCGTGCCCAACTTGTGGCTACCGCACCGGCGTCGAGGATGTTCGGCGCATACTCCCCGATGGGAACGTGCTCAACGAGCGCTGGACCCGTTGCCTACGCCTCGGAAAGAGGCACTTTGGCGGCTTACCCGCCTGCGGACTTATCAAAAAGGAGAATTTAGACGTGATTAAGATGGCAGAACTTTACAAAATGATGCTGGGCTTGCCTCGTAGGCAGATAGCCGAGCAATGCGGCCTAACCGTGAAAACTGTTCACGGAGTATTCCAACGGGCCAAGGGCGCTAAAAGCGAAAGCTGCGTTAACTCTGAGATGGCCGAGCTTGTCTACGACGCTTGCAAGAAGATTCGAGAAGTGAAGGTGGACGTAGAGCCAGCCGCTCCTGCCCCTCTCCCGGCCAAGCCGGAGCCAATCTTTGTGGCCGATGAGGCCGCTAGCTGGAACGAGGAATTCCAAGCAATCCGAAGCGTGCTGAACACTCAGCCGGTGTTCCTCGAAGAGAAGTCACCAGAGCTCCCCGCTCGTGACCCCTGGAGAATCAGCTTTGAGATTTGCCAGCTGATGCACGAGCTCAAGCAGTGCGTCGGGCCCCTGGCCGCTGAACAGTTCCTCGAATTAGCTAACGCTCAGGCCGAAAGCTCACAGTTCAGGTATGCCAGATAATGCTAGTGCTCATCATTCACGGGAGCCGACTGGCTGACGAATTCGCCGCCAAGCAAGCGATCGAGATACTGACCAAGCACATTGGAAAACGGACCGACGTGCATTTGATTCTGCCGGACTACGCAGACCAAGGCGGGGTTGTTGGCAGGGTGTTAGCCTGGGGAAATCAGCAAGAATACCACATAAGCAAGTTCGACCCCAAGGCCAAAGTTGACGCCTGGAAAGACGCACACACCAGCATTCGTAAGGCCACAATGTTCCTGTTCCCGGTTTACAGACTCACCAACGAGGTGTCCAGTAGGCTTTTGGGCGAGGCCGTTGCCAATCAAATGGAGTGCCATCTCCATTGGCTGAATGTCAGT